CCTCCTACCTTATCAATTAGGATACCGTTTCTCTCGCCAAGATAATTACGAAGACTTCGTATTTCTTCTGATATTCCACCAACCCTTTTTACATCATAACTATCTAATATAATCTCTAGATGACGCTTCAGCCCACCATAACTACTATCTGAACTAATACTTTCAATTATATTCATAACGTGTGTTAATTGAGTTACAGTTGTATCTCTCATGTTGACACCTACAGTGTTTTTTAAACCACTTACTTTGAGCAATCGTTCAAGTTGATTGCTATCATATACATGATTATCCTGTTTTAGTTTACGTATTTTTTCCGAAAGTTCATCAGATTTATTAAAACTATCTGGTTTGTCCCCACATATAGGAAGGATCTCTTTATCAAGTTCAACATTTGGGCTAGAAAACCCACATATATTAATAAATGATAGGTAAATGGTTTCTTCACTAAAAGTTTTCCTAAGTGGAGGATATACATTCTTTGAGTCAACCGTGCATGACATCATTTTTGCTTTTCCTAATAACTTGTTGTCACGAACAATTTTTTCAAGGACTTGAACAACTTTAATAGATGCGTCGATTTCACAGTCTGATTTTGAAAATGTTTCTATCTGCCCATAGGATGCGCCCAGTCCATTCGCAAACAACGGTATGAGTTTTCCTTTACTTATAACAGTTTCTCTATCAGTTGATGTTACTTCATTTGTCAAAAACTTAGAAATAGAACTCTGTGGGTAAAGAGAGAAATAAATAAGCTTTCCCTCTATAACTCCTAACTTCTTCCATTGGGATGGACTTCCTACCTTTAAATCACTAATAAATAATTTTCTATATTCCTCTGTGATATTTTCTAACTTAGATGTGTTAATTTCTGTTACGGGGGGGAGGAATGTTAACCATTTCGATATACTCAAGGTTTCGGGAACATGCTCATCTGGATGATCGAGAAGATAAGCAACTTTGTCGTGTATTTTTTGTTTCACACGAATATCATCTTTATAGTATTGTTCTATTGTCTTCACGATGGTTTTAGTTATTGACTTAACATCTTTTCGTTGTATAACTTTCCATACACCACTAGATGATGCAGTTCCTTTAACAACACATGCAAGATATTCTACACTACTGTGATCACCAGAGTTATCAAATGGATATCCGGAAAAAGAACGAATGCAACCTGGATACGTCTTTTTTGTGACAATTCCTGGTATAGAGGTTTGAATACCTATCAAAAATGCACAAATTGTTAAATATAAAATGGTGTGGTCATACAAATATTTATAAGGAATAGACTTTTCTCCGTCCTTTGCATTTTGCTTAACCTGTTCTCTGTATTCACTTTCTGATGGAAGAACGTCTGGTTTTTGTAGTATAGATGATGCCAATGATACAATAAATTCTACTAAGTTAGCAGTCTGTATACTCATTACATTTGATAATGTGACCACCACATTAAACATAATACGTGTTTCTGGGCTATTGTATAATTTTTTTAGTTGTGTAACTTTTTCAATATGTGAACTATACTTACTTTCAAAATCTTCATTAACTACCTCTCTGCTTACATTTTTTCTGCCATCGTTATTATATCCTTCGTCAGTATCAAATGCTTTTTTGATTATCTCTCTTCCGCTATTTATATCTACCCAAGCTTCTCCATCATTACTCTCTTTCCCGTATTTTCTAACTATAGTATCAAGGGCGTTCATGAATGTGGGTTTTGCAAAATCGCCGTCGTCCATTAACCATGCACTTGCAAGAGTTCGATAGTACAATGGAAGTAACGGGATTTTCGTGTTTTTACAATACAACATTTCTTTTGGATCACCATGTTCTAATTCTTGATTGGTGTGTTCTTCCGTATAGTTATTTATAAAATAAACAAGATCAGCATATTTTTTTCCGTTGTCAATCTGTTTTAATATACTATCCAATAAGGGAATATGTGGTGATTTTACCATTTCATTTACAGTATTCATGACTTTTAATCCTTCTTTGTATTGATACTCATCGTATTTACATAAATCATTAATACGTTTCGACTTTATCACATCAATATTTACATAATCACGGTTGTATTTATTATCAATATAACGAATAAGTTCATCTTTAGTTGCAAAATATTGAGCATCAAGTAATCCAACAAGGGTTTTCAATGTATTATTGCGTATGTCTTTTCTACTTGTATCCCTTGTGCTACATTGTGCATCAAGTCCGGCTTGAACAAGTGATATACATTCTTTTTGTAAATTACAATCTGTCGATGTTGTAACAAACTGAGTGGTGTTATTGATATTGTCGTCTTTTTTCCAAACATTATTTTTACGAATGTAAAAAAACTGTTCGTCAGTTGTCGTATCAAATAACATTGCATAGTCTCCGTCACGAACTCTTCTTTTACCTCTTATTAACGTCTCGGTTAAGTAATCAATATCAGGTGTGCCATTTGGAACAGCGGCAACCACTTTTTCACGAATAAGATCAAAAAAATCGTCAGGTGTCATACGAGTATGTTCAGCAGAAAACTTTTCAACCACATTTGCGTAAGGTTCGTTTTTTTGAATAAGAAGGCTGTAGTTTGTAGTATCATATTTCTTGTCATAATATATTTCCATACCATTATCTGCAACAGCTTCCGCTTTTGTAAGATATTGTTTTGTCATGATATATACTTTACATTTATCGACTTCATCATTTGATTGTTCTTTTTTATCATCTTGATACAGTGATTGTAGTGTATTATGCATATCACTATGCATTAACGAATCAATGATCTTTTTTGTCACGCCGTCGTAAAAAAGACGACCGCCGTCGATCTGAATAATACGAGATAAGTATTCACTATTTGAATAGTTATTATTTGCCTTGTTGTATTTTTCAAATATATCACGTTGCATTGCTTCGTCAATCAAAGACTTGATTTTGTTGTTGTTATAACTAACGGTGTTCCTCAACCCCTTTAATTTTCGAAACTCTTTGAGACGACTTGTATATTCTTCAATATACTGTTTTATGTTTCCTCGAACAATTCCACTGATGGTATCATAATGAGAGAACGTTATATCATCTTTTTCAATAAAATATTGCTGCAATGAAGTTAAATATTCGTTTAAACTTGTTGCGTGTTGCGTGTATGGTGCAACCATGTCCAGTATCTTTCTGGTCTTGGGTATAATAGAGTTTATATAAGATAGATACACCTCAGAAGAAGACATTTCATCTGTCATTTCTTTTGGAATGTTTAACTGATACATATTTGGGGTGGTATAATTTGACATGTTATATGCTGCACCTGTTTTAAAATTGTCGATACTAATACGATGGATCTTTGACCTTTTTGATAACAACTTGTGATAAAGTATTAATGCATTCTCTCTTCCGATTTTATCAGACAGGTTACTAGATGGTAAATCATAACTTGAAAACTTAGATACTGAATATGGAAGAGTAACAATGGATTTAATTGCCATTAGTTCTTTCACTCCAGACATTTCGCGAGGTGTTCTATCAGTTTTGTCCATATTGTCGTCTCTATCTCCTAAGAATGTATAAGGTTCTTGATATTGATACTTATCCAATCTGCATTCGTTTATTAATTGAGTGTTATTATAACGATTTGTTCTTCCCCACGAACTAGACTTAAAATTTCCAAGATTATCAACCAGCGCATTTGTGTTATTGCGTGCATCAAACGAGACAATCACATCTTTATCTTCAATATCTGCTTCTATAGAAGATTGGAATATTCTGGATATACCATCAATAAACTTTTTATAATGATTAATAAGCTCACCACTTCCGCCTTTATCATAAACATCTTTTAATCTAGACAACTCATCAACAATCTTATTTTGAAATTCTACATCAACAACGTTAGGATCTTCCACACCATCGATTTCGAGTCTTTTTATAGTTTTTACAACAGGAATGATCCATTTTACAGGATGTGACATATTTTCCAACATGTTAACAAGTGGTTTCCATTCAGCTTTGTGAAACTTAGCTTTCAAAACATTACCATATTCGTCTTTTACTGAAAACTTGTCTCTCAACTCTAAAAATCGAGATGATTCTATTTTCAATCTTAGCATACTATCGGGTGATATATCTCCATTCTTTGTATTTTTCATTATCATATCATCTAGCAGATCATCTACTTGTAGCTGAATATCGTATCTCTCTTGTGAAACAGATTTCCTTTTTTGTGTTGTTACCGGATCTAAAAACTCACCTAGCATGCGTTCATCTGCTGAAATAATATATTGTTGAATAATATTTTCTGGTCTACTCATTCTTTTATTACGAACCTTATCATCCTCTAACGTATCTTGTCTACCAAAAGGAGAAAGTGGTTCTCCCAACTCCTCTAAAGGTTCGTCATCTCTATGGGCATCGTCTTCGTCATATTGAACATCATCGTGTTGATCTTCGTCATATTCCTCATCGTCGATACCCTGGTTATCAAGTTCTTCTTCGTTATCAAGATCGGGTTTATTTTCCGGCGCATTTCTTATTTCGAAACGGTTAATTGGTAAATCTTGTGGGATACCTTTGTATCCAAAATCTATGTATAAAACCTCATTATCAGGATAACTAGTAAGCTCTATCATATCTTCGGATAAGTTAGTGATTTCTGCTGTAATAACAAATGGTGTATCGCCGTTAAAATATATGTTTAGCCATGTGCCAGGAAGAAGTCCATATTGTCGAGCATATCCGTCTTCTGGGTTTCTTTTTAAAACACGGATTGTTTGTATTGTCCCATCCCCAATACTTCCGGTGGTGTGTATACGTAATTTATGTGTTTTTGATGTATCTATATCTACAATCATTGCATATTTTTTATCAATATAGTCAACAAAAAATGTTTTATTATGGAATACTTCATTGTCCGGAGACATAATAAAAATAATATCGGATAATTTCAATTGCATCTTAGAAGTATCACCTTCTATCTTATCAGGAGGTGTGACGGAAACATTATCACTAGCTATACTTAATACTTCAGTCATTGTTATTATTCCTATATTTATAATAGAATAATATTATTTACCGTATTCCTAATTCATATTGTATTCAATTAACTCGAGTTTCAGTGTTCTTATACTACAGAGAGACCAGATAACATATATCCAAAATACTTAGAAGAATAACCCGTAGTGTACACATACTATAGTTTATAATAATAACTCATGCCAGCAACATACACAATTTCTAACGACACCTCGCCTGTATTCAAACACTTACTTGAAAAGTTACAGAATATTGAAGACACGTCTACTTCATCTAATGAAATAAATATTCCAGGTAATGCAAAAAATATTCCAGTTAACGTAAAAAATATTAACGTGATGAGATGTCCAAACACCCAACAAGAAGATAATGAGGAGACAACTACTAACTATACAAATTATAAACTTGTAAATTATAACCAAGAAAAGATGACACTTCCAATGATTGGAACAGTGGGAGTACTAAAATCTGTATTGTTCACAAATGAAAATAAAATGATCTCATTCTCGCCTCCAAAATCGCAACCATATGAAGTTTTTAGTGACATATTTGTAGATATTCAAAAGTTACAAGTAGAAGAGTTTATCGACGGAACAATGGTATCATTGTTTTGGGATGAACAAATAAATGATTGGGACATTATGACAAGAAGAAAGATAGGTGCAAATAACTTTTATTACACATATACTCCGAATGATATACAACCTACATTTCGTTCTATGTTCTATGATGCAGTCAACACATGTAATCTAAACATAGAAAGTCTAGACAACTCGAATGTATATAGTTTTGTATTGTGTCACCCGAATAATCGTATTATTACTAAGACATCTACGCCACAGCTTTACCTAATTGACGTATACGCTATAGAAAATATTATTGACAATGAGAACCTGTCATATGCCATTACTGTAGTTAACAGAAATAATACAATTGACAAAGAACCGTTTAAAGATAGCGGTGTGAAAACTCCCAAACAATTCTCGTTTGATGCGTATGCAGACATGATGTCAAGTTTAGATAAGCTCGATAACGATCCTTCTATTCCAAAAGGTTATATCATAAGAGATACCGAAACGGGAACTAGAACAAGAGTAGTATCTAAACTATATACACACATCATGACACACATGAAATGCAACTATGCTGACATGAGATATATGTATTTAAATCTACGTTCTGAAAAACTTCTAAAAAAATATCTCGAATATTTCCCAGAACACAAAGATCTATTTAACTATTATCATAATTTATTGTGTGACTATACTCATTTCTTATTTGCGATGTATATCGAATGTTATATGAAAAAAACAAAACCACTTAACACTTATCCGTCTAATGTAAGGACACACATGTTCAGTATCCATAAGATATACGCTGACCGCAATAAAGAGAAATCAATTGATATGAAAGATGTAATGACATACGTAAACAATATGGACGTCCCTCTCCTATATTCAACCTTGTTTACTATTTCAAACAATTAATGTAACAGCGTTATAATAACTAACTACTTATTGATGCAAATGTAAAATAAAAATATTTACATCAATATATTTTTTACAATTATATTTTTTTATTTAAAACATGGTCATCATGTTTTCATAGACACTAACCATGTTGTTTAATGATTCAATAAGGTGTGCTGCAACAACCGACTTCTCGGTTGGTTTACGGTATCCAAGCCTAACCATTATATATGTATGATGAGGGTGGAACTTTTTAAATCCACAGAATGTTAATTGTTTGTCTCCGTCATAATGTGCGGAATACAACAAATATTGTAAGATCGTTCCAAGTGTATAATCTTCGTCATGAATGATAACATCATAACCATTCTGAACAGTGCTTGTTGTTGTCTGAATGTCAACATCTTTCATATTCTGTTGATCTTCGGATGATCCAACAGTTGCATTTTTATTAGGTGTTTCAATAATAGACTTAATTATTTTTGCCTTCCGGATTAGACGTTCGCACGCAATCTTAAGAATTTCCTTACATGTATAGACCCCAACAGTTTTTACAGTGAAATCGAAACTATTTGGAATAAAGTATCTCTGTGCGTCAAGAATTTTCCAGTCTTTCATGGTTAGTTCAAGATTTTCTCCTTTTACTCCCGAATCTTTCAACTCTTGTTCTTTTATTTTATATTGTTCATTTACCTTGACATCATCTTGGGTATTTCCATAACAACATGTTGAAACCATATTATACATACTGTTATCATCAACAGTTGCGATAGATAGGCTTGAGGTGAATACAATACGTTCTCCATGTGATGTGGGGGTAAGACGAGGGCGAAGGCGAATAATATCAATATAGTATCCGGTCATAGGATTAGGCGGAAATATGTCACGACTATCATCATCACTTAGATATGTTTGAGTTTTGTTATTTCGAATTTTAATATCTTGTGTAGTAACATACATTACATCTTCTGTTTTATTTTCAACATCAACCTCAAGTTCAAGTTGATCGATGGGGGTTTCAAGATCTTCGATATGCACCGGAATACATGCAAGTCTTTGTTTAATAATCTCGTTGTTAAATTTAGATGTATTTATTGTTATGTTGACATTGCACTGATCGTGTGGAAATGCCTTCATTACCACACACGGAATATCTGATAGAATGGTTCTACGAAGACCATTTGCAATTGTACAATCTACACCACTTAGAACAAACTTAATCTCTGCATTATTCTCTACTACGTTTGAAACCTTCATAATGATATATAGTCTTGCTATATACTGTCTATATATTAATTGCATACCTAATTATTGGCATAATTGGTTCAATTTGTAGTAATTAAAGTTTCAGATATTATAATAAATATTTAAGTTTTATATAACAACTTAAATACTTTAATACGACATTACTAAATGAGTAATATCCTTTATTACAGTAAATATTGCGAACATTCTAAAAAGCTGTTATCTTATATAACGACCAATAACCTTCAGACTTCAATACACTTTATATGTATTGATAAACGAACACAAGATCAAAAGGGGCGTGTATACATTGTTCTTGACAATGGCGAAAAAATAATCATGCCTGAAAACGTTCAAAGTGTACCTGCGATGCTTTTATTAAATCAGAACTATAAGGTTGTTTATGGTGATGAAATATATCAAATCTTAAAGCCTATCGCCAAAGAGTCTGTAAAAGTAGCCACGCAAAATAATATGGAGCCTTCATGTTTTTCTTTTGATTCTGGAGGATCTATGCTGGGAGTAATGTCTGATAATTTTAGTTTCCTGGATCAAGGAACAGATGAACTTGGAACAAAGGGGAGCGGTGGACAACGGCAAATGTACAATTATGTTGGTATTAATGAATCAGACGGGACAATCCAAACCCCTACAGATGATTATGATTATTCAAAAGGATCTGGGGGTTCTGAAATGACAGTAGAACAATTACAGCAAATGAGAGAAGAAGAGTTCAAAAACTCAATAAACAAACCAAATAATATCAACTAACCCATCTCTGTGCTATGAGTATAGGCATAAATATCGCATCTAATATAACTTTATAACTATATTAGTAATTGCTATATTAATTTAATTATTTATATATAAAACTTAAATAAAAGATTATGTATACTGTATACGACATAAATATGAACCAATCCCAAACATTACAGAAAGCGTTTAATGATCACTTTGACGAGTTTATGGATGATATTGTAAATATATTTCCTCACGACATGGATATTAGAAGTTCAAGAAATACAATTAAAATGTTACGAAAGGCAAACCCCAAGCTTCTTATTCAGATATGGAACACGTATGTGTCAAGTAAATATGCTATGCAGATTGAACAAGGAGATATTACATTTTTTATTAATAACGATTATACTGAAGATGTAGACAATATGGAAAACTCTAGTCAAATTATGACAGCAATCGATAGACTTCGAAACCCTATAAAGGCAATGAGTGAAGAAAACCAAACTAAGACAATGAAATATATTCAAAACTTGAAAAAAATAGGAGACATGTATTTCTCAACTATTGCATAACAAGATAATATAGGAAATATAGATTAAAGTGAAACAAAAAGTACATTTTTGTTTATTTGTAATACAATAAGTTACAAACAAACATAAGGATATAGATCTATAATATAAAAACCAATGACCAGCAAGGAAGAAGAACTTAACGATATCCTCGAAAGTGCGTTGGATGAACAGTTTAAGGATGATCCAGTAGTTGATGATTGTGACGACGTTTCGGATACGGAGGAAAATGATGAGAAGGCGATTGAGATACCCAAGGATTTTGCAAAATTAATTAGTGACTTTATTAATGACGTCGCAACAACATTTCCAGAATATAAACCTATTATTCAGAAATGGTGGGGGTTTGATTCTTATACAGGATCACAACTTGCCAGTTTATTTTCACACTGTATGAATGTATATCCAGCCAGGTTTACGGATATTATATACCAAAAAGAAGATATTTTTGATGCAAACTCGAACGAGAACGTTGAATTTTTACCTGGAATTAGTTTCAAATATTTGTGGTCGTGTAATGATATTACTGACTCTACCAGAGACGTAATCTGGAAATATCTTCAAACAACTACTATTTGTGTTGTTGGAAGTATTGATAGCAACAATATGGATAAGACAATGAAAGAGGTTTTCGACAAATTAGATGAAGACACATTCAAAGATAACTTGTGTGAAACGATTGATCAAATCCAAGGTATTTTCAAAAAAGCCACAGATACATTAGATACACAAGATGATGTTGATGATGCGGATACCCCCCCAAATATTTCGGCTGAGGCCCCCCCAAATATTTCGGCTGATACATTCCAAGAAAATCTTGACAATTTAATTGGAGGGAAAATAGGAACACTTGCTGAAGAAATTATGAAGGATACCGTTGCAAACTTAAACGAAGACGACTTTGCAGGAGCAGAAACTCCATCGGACATTCTTAAAAAATTATTTGAAAATCCAGGAAGTCTTATCAGTATGGCACAAGGGGTGACCCAAAAATTACAGACTAAAATAGACTCAGGAGAATATAACCAAGAAGAGCTATTTAATGAAGCGAGTAATGTGTTGAAAAATGTCAAAAATATGCCAGGAGGTGAAATGATGCAGAACATGATGTCAAATCTTGCAAGATCTCAAACTGGAGGAGGTGAAGATGGTGAAGATGGTATGCCTGATTTGGGGAACTTAATGGCGACAATGTTAAATGGAGGTGGAATGAAAAAGGGTCAACGTGTAGACAATAATGCTCTCGATAGACAAACAAAGAAAAAGAACCAAATCACTGAAATGAAAAAACGTGCCGAACAAAGAAGCTCCCAACAGGCTGCAGCAATGATGGTTAAACAACTCGCAGAAGCATCGGCTCCATCTGTCCCGCAACTTACAGACGATGAAATTATTGCGATGATAGAAGATGGTGGAAATAAACAAGATGTCCAAACTTCAAACTCATCTGGAAAAACCTCATCAAAAAAGAAGAAACCTAAAAATAAAAAATAATAGGAAACTATATAAGTAATGTCAGATATATTTTGGGCATCAAAGCCACTTATTCTCATAGATAGGAACCAGATAACAAATGTATGGCCTACTTCAAGAATGCATTATATAGAAAAATTAAATGCAATTACTAGACTCACCATAGTACTGACCATTTTAGGATATTTAGTTCACCCAAGCACTCGTATCATTATGATTGGTATTGCTACTATATTGATAATTGTTCTAGTCCAACTTGGCTATAAAAAGACCGGAAACAAATTATTTGAACCACAAAACAAGGTTGTTTCTAATCTAGAGGGGTTTGGAAGCGCCGGGAGTGGAAAAATATTGTCGACAAACGCACAACTAACTAAAGAGCTTGGTCATAATTTTAGTCCAACTACTCCCCAAAACCCTATGTCAAACGTGCTACTTACTGATATACAAGATAATCCCAATAAAAAGTCTGCACCTCCATCTTTTTTACCAGAAGTTCACAGCAGTATAACATCTGCTACAAAAAAAATGATAGAAAGTGTAAATAAATCTAATCCGAATATTGATAAACGTATATTTAGTGGTTTAGGAGAAAATTTTGAGCTTGATACATCTATGCGACAGTTTACATCTAATGCGAATACAAGAATTACAAATGATCAGGGAGCATTTGCACAGTTTTTATATGGAAACATGCCATCATGCAAAGATGGCGATGTTATGATGTGTGGATCGAGTAATGGTGGTTCTCCACATCAACGATAATTTATTATGTTAACATTACATAACCTTTTTTTTTACAAATGATAATGTAAAAAATAATGTATCATTTATATATACAGTATATGGAACAGCCAACACCATTCGATAATACAACTCGTTTAGGGGTTGATAGTTGTGTTGTTGATCAGAGATCAATGCAAAACACGCAAACCTGTAACTATAATTTACAAAACTATTTCTTAGCAGAGTGTTCAATGAAACAACCTATTGAATTTGCAACAAGCCAACCAGCTATTAACTATAAAGGGGGTCATTTAGGTGCAGGAGGATGTAACGTAGATGTTAACTCCGACCTTCTTCTAGGAGCACTTCAAACACACCCTCGATCCAAAGTTGAACTATATCAACGTCCCTACTCCACAATCCCTTATCTAGGCAAAGGATCTGCCAATAGTGTAGACGAATCACGTATTCAACAAGGAGAAAGAGAAACAAATCGCCGATCGGTAAATCGTTTGTCTGAACAAACATATATGAACCACTCTACCACTCCTCTCCTTAGCAGCATTAATGACCGCATCAGTAACCCAGCAAACTCCATCGAAGAAGCTGCATCTAGTAATTGGGTAAGAGGAGGTATTGCATCTCGTGATGCAAACAGAGATAATAAATAATAAATAATAAATAATAAACAAAATAATAAACAATATAATAACAAGCATCCTTATTATATAGTTTAAACCGTAATATCATGAATACAAACAAAACGTATAATTGTGACATCTTACCTAGTTATATATTTTATGATAGCTCTTTTTCACACCTAATTTCAAAAATAAATATACATGTGCCCGAAGAGGTTATTGGCGAGTTTCGTGATGATAAAGAAGTAATAGATTATTTATACAAATCTGAATTGTCTTCTGTATTTAATGAGGAAAATATGGAACATATCGATTTTGAGAAATACGATACATTGTCTACTTTATTTAATCATGATGAAATTAAAATTTGTATACAAGCAATTAAAGATAAAAATATACTAGCCGCAAATATACAGGTAGTTATGAATAAAGAAGGTGTTGACACTTCTATAATTCCGTTGTTCTTTAGTTATCATCTATTTTTCTTTACACATTTATGTATCCAAGATATTGTTTTATTTGGGGATATAACAGAAGGTAGAATAAATGTTATTAAGGATGCAATCGAAAGTTTGTTATAAACTGAAATATAATGTATCTATATAATAATATACGCTATACAAGAAATCAATGGCATCTACAAGAAATAAAAACACCCGAGGTGACTACGCAATGGAACTCAACCGATCTATAAACAAACAAACTTATTTGTTAACTGAACAATACGGAATAGCAAGTAACACATATAATCCTGGTAATGGATTAGGTGGTGCACGTTTACCACAAAGCCACTTAGCAAACAACGCAGTAGACATTGAATCCTTCTTACGAGGAACCGGGGCAACTGATCTTACAAAGCCCCAACAAGCTTTTACTGCAGATCTCAAATGTGTACAAAATCTTAATATTTATCAACAACAAGCGGTTATCGTTCCTGAACAGTTTAACGCACAAACAGATCAACGCCCACTTGAACGTTAAATAAGAGTTAAAATATATACTTTGTGTATATGTTTTAACTATCAACAACCAAATATTTAATATTCTGGGTTATGCTTTTTAAACAAACAACCACCGCTTGTAAGACCTCTTATACTATCGAGAATAATAGAAGAGTCTTGAAAAGAACACGTTGATAACCATATTTTTATAATACAAAAGGATTTCTTTGGTGAAATTGTTATTCCAGTTATTGTATCTACAAACTTTTTATTTTCACTAAGTGTTTCGCCAACTAACATGTATGTAAGTTCTTTCCAAATAGAATATACTTGTTTATTAGTAACTTTATATGAAAAACATCCCCCGGTTCGATTAACTGGGTCTTCCCATACAGGGATCACGCCATTACGCATAATAAATAACATGCAGTTTGTAACCAAAACTTCAGGAAGAGTTTCTAACAATGCAATTGTCTCTTCAACACTTGCCATTTCATAAACTTTTTTATAACTCTTTATTGTCCAATCAGTATCGTGTGGAAGATGTGTCCATAATGTCCATTTCTTAGAAAGTTGATGATATTTATTTGTATTATCATTCTCATTCTCATTCTCATTCTCATTCTCATTATCATTCTCATTATCATTCTCATTATCATTATCTCCCGATTGTTTAAGGG